AAAAGCACTAGAGCTACAACAAAAAGAAGTAGATATGTATGTTCAGCAGAAGAAAGAGCTTGATGAGATTGTTAAAAAGCGAAAAGAAGCTGAAAAGAAAACCAAAGGAGTATATGGACAGGAGTTGGTAGATGCTCAAGATGCGCTCGAACAGCAAAAACAACTTGAGTCAAAAAAACGTAAGGAAATTTCGAAAACAGAAAACTCCCTAAAAGATTCACTAGCAACACGAAAAGCGTATGAGAAAATGTATGCAGACTTTGAGGCAGGGAATTACTCTGAAATAACAATGATTGCAGAGGACCATGCTAAAAAAATGTCTGAAATTGAGGGTATGAAAAAGGATGACCTCAAAGCCACGATTAAGGACAAAGAAGATAATTTGGCTTACCTCAAAGAATTGCAAAAAGACTTTAATACGCAAGAAGTTCAGGACGCAATAGATGCATCTGAACAGGAACTTCAGCTTGCTCGCGATAAGTATAAAAGTATGGAGAGCGAGACGAAGAGTGGTGGAGACAAAGTTGCAAAGGCATCAGGCGATGCAGTCATGACTGCGTTTAATGCTGCAGTTAATGCAAGAAATTCATGCGATTGGAGTGGCTTGGGTCAAAGCTTTTGTGATGGAATAATTGCAGGCATAAATAGTGGTGCACAAGCTGTCAAGAACGCCGTTGCAAATGTAGTTGCACAGTCTGAAAAAGCTGGACGTAAAAAAGCGAAAACAAATTCTCCGTCCAAGCTATTTAGGGATGGACTTGGTAAATCATTCCCTGAAGGCATGGCAGTTGGAGTAAGCAGGAACGCACATCTTCTTGATAGGGCCATCGAGGAGAGCATAGAGCATGCACTTAGAGCCGGAAGTAAAGTAAGTACTGGCATCGATAGCGCGATAGGCGGTATTGATGTAGATGTCAACTTTGCAAAAATCAATACTGCTATAAGTAATCAGAAGAGCATCGTTCCGAAGGCTATATATGGAAATGTTAATGCTGGAGGCGTGCAAGCGACCGGTGCAACAAAAATTGAGCAAACAATAATATTCGAAGATAAAATACAGTCTCCAGCGGACGTGGCGAGAGCTATACGCAAAGAGGCTGTTATTTTAGGTTTAGGAGGACATTAGTGGGCAAGAAATTTGAGCTATTTGAATTAAACGTAATACGGTCAGACGGGTTAAGGCACACGTTAGGAAAAGGAGATTGGGGAGTAGAGTCATTGACAGGGGTCGACTTCCCTGAAATTGAGATTTTTAGCGAACCTCGAGGTTACGGAAACGGTGATATTGTAACGGGCAAACGCAAGAAATCAAGACTAATTACATTCACAGCATCTTTCAGAGCAAGTGATGATAAGTATGAATCGGAACGCAGAAATGTACTCGGGTTTTACAATGCGAATTACACATATCAACTTGAGGTTACATATCTAGGCAATACGCTTTTAGCAAAAGAATGCGAACTAGTGGCTGCCAATTATCCAAGCGCAAATATATATGATAGTCCTGACTTGTCAATTAGTCTTATGTCGCCTTACCCAGATCTATTTGCAGACAACAAAGAAACAACAAGCTTTTCATCCGTGACCCCTATGTGGCACTGGAAAAGAATATATATTGGTGATGAAGGCAAGCTCGCATTTGGCGAGATAACAAAGACTGACACAAAGGTAATCAATTACCTCGGAAGCGAACCGGCTCCAATCATCATCACTATAAAGTCTACCGGATATGTTCCTGGCATTGACATCGAGATTGGGCATATTAAGACGAGCGTTAAAACCGTCTTAAATGCGGCTGACGTCCTCGTTATTGACTGTGACAAGCGAATAGTCAAAAAGAACGGTGAAGACGCGCCATACAGCGATTTTGACGCTAGAGACCTCATGCAGATGGTACTTGGCTATGGTGACAATAAAATCAAAATATCAAAAGATGGCAATACGGCATTTACTGCAGAAGTAAGCTTCGTAGGAAGATACGGAGGTGTGTAAATGATCAAGTGTCTAAACAAATTCGGCGAAGAGGTCAAGATGATTGATTTCGTCGAATTGCAATGGAGTAGGAAATATTTTGAGTGCGGGTCATTTGTGTTATACATGGCAGCAAAGGACTATGACTCAGATGTCAAGTACATCCAATGTATTGGCCGCCCTGAAACTGCGATGGTGCAAAAGGTCGTGTACGAGGAAAAGAATAACGGCGAATTTGTAACATTATCAGGCTTTTTTATCGACAAAGTGCTTGATTGGAGCGCTTATACGATACCGATTTCGACAATGACATTTACCGTAAAAGCTGAGGTCAAAAAGAAGCTGACACAATGGCTGCTTGAAACAGTAAGTGATAAGTATGCTAAGCAAGGAGATGTATATGAAAAAACAAATTGGAATGTAATAGGTGGCACGGTTAATGGTGCAAGGCTCAGCACAGATAGTGACGTACCAAGTGAGCTATCTATAAGCGCAGAACTCGGTGAAAGTACAGGCTCTGCGATGAGAAAGGCTTTAAAGTCTGCAGGATATACACTTATTTGTAGACCGATTTTCTCATCAAAAGAAGAACCTGGTAAACCGCTTCTAGGCATTGAGTTGCACATTCAAAAGGGACGCGATTTGCGCGATGATGTGTTTTTCGGCGAAGCTTGGGGCAACATCTCGAAATGTGAATATGCGTGCGACGAAAGCGGCATATATAGTGGCTTTTTAGCGAGCCAGGAAATACCCGACGATTTTAAGACGTCAAACGATGTTCACGGTTTTTGGAAGGACGGTAAGAAGGTCAGGGCAATACATGAATATGTGCAATTTGATAACAACGTGCCTAGTGGTCTCGGGCATTGTATTCCGCTCAAAGTTTTTAATGCAAGCATAAGCGGAGTCGAAATCAAGAGCGAAAATGAGGCGCTCATAAGGTCAAAAATGAGAGATGCAGCAAAGCTAGAGATGTTAAATAATTACAAGCAAGAGACTATCTCGGTAGATGTATTGCAGCATCGTTTTTACTACCTCAAAGACTACGATTTAGGCGATATTTGCACTATAAATATTGACTCAATACAAAAAGAATTTACCTCGAGGCTCGTTGAGGTTAGAGAGGTCCATTCAAAGAATACAGTAAAAGTCGAGCTTGTCTTTGGAACTCCAAACAGGCAAACATATAGAAAGGTGGATGTATAGTATGGCAAAGAGTTTTCCATTTGAATCAAAAAGGATAGTGGGCAATGAATGGGACAGAGCAATCACAGCCCAGGATGAAAGAGATTTCAACAAGATGTGCTGGGGGAACGGTGTGTTTATTAACCCAATTGATGGGCTGATGGTCACAGCACACGGAGGCATGACCGTCAGCATAAAGCCTGGTGGCGCAATCATCGAGGGTGCTGTATTTAAAGAGAGTAATAATAGACAAATCACGCTGTCTCCTGCATCGAGTCTTCCTCGTATCGACAGAATCGTTTTGAGGTTCGATACTGCAGAGGATAGACGAGATATAGACATCTATTTAAAAGAGGGTGTCGCTGCCACAAATCCAGTTGCCCAGGATCTAATCCGCGAGTCAAACTATTACGAACTAGCAATAGCTGATATTTACATCCCAGCTCGTACAACCTCGATTGAATCCGTCAATATATCTGACACTAGAATGGATTCAAACCTTTGCGGTTGGGTAGTTCCAGCTGTAGAGTATCGCGGACTATTTGACAATCTATGGCTACAGCTACGTGATAGTTTTGGTACAGTTAACTCAGCACTGTCTGGCACACTTGCCCAGGATCTCAAACAAGAGATTAAAGTTACTGACGAAAAGTATGCAGACCAGATAAAGCGCGTTAGGGACGACATGGGCAATACTAATATGCTAAAAACTACAGCAAGGAATCTCGCAGATGCAATCAACGAGCTCTATAACGGCGGTGGAAGAGCTCAGGATTATGTCATAGAGCAGGGCGAAGTCGATGGATGGCAGTTCGTGAAATGGAAGAGGGGGAGATTAGAGCTTATTAAGACAGCTGATTCAGACTCCAGATCGGGATGGACTGCTGCACCCTGGAACAACATGATTTTTAACAGAAAAACGTTTACATTCCCATCGTCTTATCGATTTATCACAAAGCCAAACGTAACGGCATCAGTGCAGATTGGCAACGGATATTCGTTTGCCGCTCAAACAATCAATACGCAAAATACAACGATGTTGACGGTAGCTGCGAGTCAGAGCTCCGCATCTGCAGACATTTTAAACTTGCAAATCTACGCGACTGGTAAGTGGAAATAGGAGGGCGTATGGAAAGAGCGATAATAATAGCAGTATTTGCATCAACGGGGCTTTGGAGCTTTATCAGCATGCTAGTGCAGAGGTATATGGAGCGCAAGAGCGACTATGCGATGATGATGAGGGGACTTGGGCACGACAGAATCTGTAGCTTGGGAGAGTTTTATATCAAGCGTGGATATATCACTCGTGACGAATACGAGAACTTAGTGGATTACTTATATATCCCTTACAAAGGACTAAAAGGCAATGGGACGGCGGAGAAGATTATAAACGAGGTTAAGCAGCTCCCTCTCACAGATAGCAAAATCAAATAATTGTCAACCGGGTGGCGAGAGCCACCTTTTTAATTTATTTCAAGGAGGTAATTGAGATGAAAACAAGAAATTGGAAAGATTGGGCAGTCAAGGCAGGAACAAGAGCTATTAAGACGGTTGCACAGACGGCAATCGCAACAATCGGCACAACTGCCTTACTTACAGATGTTAATTGGAAAGTTGTTGTAAGTGCTTCTGTGCTTGCTGGTGTACTATCTCTACTAACAAGCGTTGCAGGACTGCCTGAGCTCGATGAGGAAGTTAAAAACTTCAAGGACTTGGAGGATTAATATGTTACACGGAATTGATATTTCGGGCTGGCAGGAAGGAATACAGCTAGCAAATGTACCAGCTGATTTTGTAATCATCAAAGGAACAGGCGGTGCCGGATATGTATCGGCAGAATGTGACGGCTTTGTACAGCAAGCAAAGGCCGCAGGGAAGTTAATCGGAGTATACCACTTTGCTCGTGAGGTCGGATTTGGAGGCACTCCTGAAGAGGAAGCACAGTGGTTTGTGGATAACTGCGGTGCATATTTCGATGGCACGGTTATTCCCGTGTTAGACTTCGAGCAGGATGTATATTTAGGCGCAGAATGGGCAAAAGCTTGGCTCGATGCAGTTTATAGACTCATAGGCGTAAAACCTTTATTTTATAGCTATTTAAGTTTCATAGAAAGTCACGATTGCAGTGCTATAGCTAGCGCAGACTATGGGTTGTGGATAGCCCAGTACGACCACAATAATGCAACCGGATATCTCGAAAAGGCTGCACCATATGTGCCATATTGGAGCGTTGTTGCAATGTATCAGTACACATCGCATGGATCTCTAAGTGGATACAACAAGAGACTTGATCTTGATGTATTTTATGGCGATGCAGATACCTGGTATGCATATGCGAGGAAGCAGGGCGAAAAAGTAACGCAAGTTATTACACCAAAACCTAAGCAAGTAGATATTGGTGCAGAGGTCATCAAATACGCAGGAAATGACAGATATGCAACATCCGATATAATAGACAAGGAGTTTGCAAAAGCAAATAAGGTGATTGTTTCAGGTAAAAACTTCCCTGATGGAATAAGCGCAGCATTTCTTGCAAAAGCAAATAAGGCGAACATAGTGCTAGATCACCCCGAGTTATCTTACGGGTTCGAAACATATATTGTTGGTGGCGATATAGTAAACAAGGGTGGAGCAAAAGTAATAAAGGGAGATACTAGATACGATACAAATCTAGAAGTTCTGAAAGAATGCTTTTCAAAGACAAAATCAATCATTGTTACTAATGGTAGCGATTGGGCTGATGGCGTATCCACACTTACAACAAACGTTCCAGTACTTATAGTTTCCGAATTTGTAAAAGCAAATCAGATTGTAGAACTAAAAAAACACAATGATTTACACTTCATCATTGTGGGCGATACAGGTGTTGTTAATACTACCGTGGAAAAGCAGCTCGCTGAGATTGGTAGCGTCGAAAGAGTCAAAGGAGCAGATAGATTTGAAACGTCGAGAAAAATTGCAGAGCGTTTTTTTCCGGCAGCTGAAGAAGCTATTGTAGTTGCTTCATGGGCCGACGCAATCGTGTCAAGCAACATAGGCGAAATGCCTATACTACTCATTGGAGAAAATAATACAGCTGAAGCAAGGGCATATATTACATCTCATGGAGTGAAGAGAGCATATGCTGTTGGGCTTGCTTGTGAGCTTGTTGTATAGTGGTTAAATCAAGAGGGCGTTTGCCCTCTTTTTTTGTTGCCATAAATGAAGAATCCGTACACGATTTGTACACGTTTTTTGTAAATATCACATGTTCAAATATAAAGAAGTGAATATAAAAACGTTATAAAATGAGCGTTTGTGAATGCAAACGAAAATAAGAAAAGCTACAAAATTACTCTCGCCATCTCCACCAAAACGACTTGAACCGTTGAAATTTCAACGGTTCATTTTTTCTGTACACGTTCTGTACACGATTTATATCTTAATTTTCTCTAAAACTTTGATTGCCTTTTCCTGCTCTGCCGGATAAAAATGGCTATATCTATTTAATGTTTGTTCAATATTTTTGTGTCCGAGACGTCTACTAATCTCCAAAATGTTTATATTGTTATTAGCTAAAAGCGAAGCATGACTATGCCTAAAGTCATGGATTCTAATGTGGTGCAGTCCTGCTCGTTTTGCTGCCTCTTTGTTTACGTTTTCGATACTCGTATCTCTAAGTGGCCTATATCCTCCGGCTATAAAAAAATTGTGATTAAAACCGCTGTATTTGTGACATTGTTTGTAATGTTGGTCTAGGACGATTTTTAAAGGTTCGGGCACTTGAATTATACGATTACTACTTATATTCTTTGGAGGCGTTTCGCGATCACCTCCGGTCAATTTTTGTGTGATACTTTTGCTTATATTTAAGGTTTCGTCTTTATAATCAGACCATCTTAGAGCGTGTATTTCTCCCTTCCTTGCTCCAGTAAAATAAGCAAGCATAAAGAACACATAATAGTCATAAAACCCTTTCTCAAGAGCGATTTCGCGGACGCAAACTATATATTGCTTGAACTCGTCCGGGGTATAGAATTGTATTACATCTTTCCCTTTATACGGATTCTTGAAATTACCGACCTTATTTAAAGGATTGCTCTTAAGATATTCTTTTGATACAGCCCAATTCAAAATAGATCTAAATTGACCGTAGATGTTTTTCTTCATCGTATGAGAAAGCGGCAGATTGCCTATTGATAGCTTCCATTCGTTTAGTCTTCGCACGCTAAGTTTATTTAAGCGAATATCCAAAGGATAAATATACTTATAAGTAATTCCCTTGGCTTTCTTTAGTGTCGATTCCCTTACATCGATTTGTTTAAATTCAAAATATAATTCAATTAGATCCTGGAGCATCATATTGCTATGAACCTGCTCATTTTTGTTCCTGCTTAGCTTTGCTTCTAATTCTTTTGCTGCTGCAAGACCGTAAGCTATACGCGTCAAAGAACGATTTTTGCCACTGTCATCAATATAATTTATTCTTACTCTATACTTGGATAGTCCATCTCGCTTTTCCTTTGTTTTGTAAATTGGCATGGCAACCTCCTTGATTTTGGGTATAAAAATACCCCTATATTTGACATTCAGGGGCTGTAATGCTATAATATAATTCTTCAGAAGAGCAAAATCGTGTTCGGGATACTTGCGCTTGTAGTGAGTGTAATCATTTCCGAGAATGCGAACAACATCAGCACTATTGGTTAGCGCTTCGTTAGGTAGATAGCTGGAAATGGCATCAAACAAGGTTTTATTTACGACTTCATCCTCGGGTTTTCCGAGTTCGTGAATAGCAAAGTCCTTTATTAGAACCTCAAGTGCAGAACGATAGCCTATAGCAGCAAGCTCTAAAGAACCAGCGAATTCTGACCTTTCGGCTTGATTGTAAATATCCATGAACCTTTCGGATAAAGCTCGTAAGTTGTCGTTATCAAATAATTCTACATTGGATTCAGGATAAACAAAGATGTTTTTTGCTTCATCAGGTTCATCTAAGCGACGGTCGGATACGGATAGAGTTTGCTTAGCACAATCAGTGCACTTGTATATTCCAACTAAGAACCAACTCTCATCGGATTGAAGAATAGCAGATGAAGACAAAATAAAATCAGTTGAAATTCCACAATGGGGGCAAATGATGGGTTTTTCATAACCAAAAGAATAATAAGCCGAGTATTCTGAAGCGGATTTAACAGTGAATTTTTTATAATTTCTTTTCATATCGTTCTCCTTAAAATAATGGTCTATCTAAAAAGTATATCATAGATATGAAGATATGAAGAGATTAAGAAAAAAACAATAGAAAGGAGCCACAAAATGAGATTTCCAAATGTAAGACCAGATGTAAAGACAGCATTTGAGATGTATCACTCGCTAACATACTTTACATCCAGCGATGTTAAAAGACTGTTCGGATGTGCAGGGTCTACTGCAGCAAAGATTGTAAAGATGACTCGCGATGAAATGGCAAGGCGAGAAATCAAGATGTACTGCGAGCATGATAACTATTTAAACAAAGACGTCTTATATGACATGGCAGGACTGGACATTAACAGCATAAACAAGTCATACAAGATGTTGGAAAGGAGGACACTATGAAAATTAAATCAATCATACCACCGACGCTTTTCATTTCGGCAGTGCTTGCACTGAATAGCATAGCAACTGCGATAGACACACCTCAAGTGTATCAGCAGACGGAATACAAAGTCGTTAGCAATATACAGATTGATGTTAAAGGCATTAGCAACGAAATGATTGACGATATAGCGATAAGAAGTGGTGTAGACCCTAACATCGCTAAAGCAATCATCAAAGAGGAATCAGGAGGCAATCCTAACGCAGTAGGCGACGGTGGAGAATCAATCGGACTAATGCAGATTCAACCTAGATGGCACAGAGCAAAGATGGAAGAACTGGGAATCGTAAGCCTATTTGACCCACAAGAGAACGTGATTCTAGGATGTAGCATTCTGTCAGACCTCTACGATAAGTACGGAAACTACGAGGACGCACTGAGCGTATACAATTCGGGCAATACCGAAGACGGAAAGGCTTATGCAGAAAGGATACTAAATAAATAACAAAAGGAGGAAGCATGAAAGACATAAAAAAAGACACTCAAGAGAGTGCCAAAATCCAATTTCATAATATCACACCTGAGCTCCCAGAGCAAGGGCTAAACGCAATACAACCATACAAGCTAAATGTAATGATGAAGTATGCAAGCAAGATTATAAATCAGCTTGTGAGCATTCCGAACTGGTTGGTTAGCTATGATGACATAGAGTTTATCCTTGAAATCGTAACGAACGCAATCAAGAAAGCGAGGGCTAACAATGAGTAAGATAACAGGCTATGTGACAATATTTAACCCAGAAAATTCGCTTGTGTTCAAATTTGATAACCTGGCTGAGCTTATGGCATTTACACAAACAGCATTTATGACAAGTACAAAGCAGCTTAATGCTCAGATAGTTATAGACAAAGGAGAGGGTGGATATGAGTACTAAAACACATTGGAAGAAGTGCTTTAATAAAGAGTATATTGGAGCCTGGTATTGCATGGACTCAGACAAGGAACTAACGATTGATTATGCAGTGAAGTCCGAAGAGATAACGGGAGAGAAAGGCAGAAAAGATAAAGAGCCGGTCATTTACTTCAAAGAAATTGGTGAAGATGGCAGACAGCTTAAAATGGTAGGGAACGTAACCAATATGAAGACTATAGAAAAAGTAACGGGAACTCCATTTATTGAAGAATGGGGTGGTCATAAGATATTAGTCTTTGCCGACCCGAATGTGATGTTTGCTGGCGACAAGGTGGGTGGAATCAGGGTGAGACCATTTGCACCTAAACAAGATGAATATTTCTGTGATGAGTGCGGATGCCAAATTACAGATGAAGGTAAGTACACGGCAAGGGCTATTGCGCAGAGTTCGAAGAGTAAATTTGGACGAACACTTTGCATGGATTGTGCAAAGCAAGTCAAAGCAGAGCAGGAGAAAGCAGATTTAGAGGGAGATATATTAAACGATGAGAATAACTAAGATTAAGATTAAAAATTTGTTTGGAATCAGCGAAACCGAACTTGATGGAAGAAACATAGAGCTATCTGGCTCAAACGGAACGGGGAAAACATCCGTGATTGATGCAATCAGATATGCTCTAACAAATCAGTCTGATAGAGATTATATCATACGAAATGGAGAAAAAGAGGGAGAAATACTCATCGAGGCAGGTGCAGGCCTGTATATCAACAGAAAGAAGCGCACGGATAAGGCTGATTATAAGTCAGTCAAAGAAGCTGGTCGAGAAATAGGTAGCCCTGAGTCTATGCTCAAGACACTATTCACACCACTGCAGCTCAACCCAGTCGAATTCACCCAGATGACAAAGGCAGAGCAGAATCGTGTAATCCTGGATCTAATTGAGTATGATTGGGACCTTAACTGGATAAGGGATCAGTTTGGGGAAATCCCTCCGGATGTCAATTATGAGCAAAATATTTTGCAGGTGCTGAATGATATCCAGTCCGAAAAGGGTTACTACTTTCAGGAGCGCCAGAACGTGAATCGCGATATCAGAAATAACAGGGCGTTGATTGAAGACATCTCAAAGGATATTCCAAGCGGATATCAGGCTGATAAATGGGAGGCATTTGATTTATCAGCGAAGTATCACGAGCTTGAGAAGATAAGACAAAGCAACGATCTGATAATGAGAGCAAAAGCTTTTAAGGACTCATATGACAACAAAATGCGAGGATATGAAGCCGAAAAAGAAATTAGCATCTCATCAAATGAGCGTGCGATTGCATCAGAAAGAGAGAGTTTAAAGGCAAACATCGAAAGACTCAAAGCAGAACAGCTCGCTACGGAAGAGAAACTCAAAGGACTTGACGCAAAGCTGGAAGATAAGAATCGTGTTGCGATTGCTGAATTTGAGACAAAGGTTGCAAAGTTGCAAAAGGATATAGGTACTGCTAACGAATATATAGATAAGCCGATAGTTGATACTACTGCGTTATCGGACGAAATATCTACAGCAGAAGAGATGAAAAGACACTTAAACGAATACGCTCGCCTCAAGGCAAAGGAAGAAGAAACAGAGCAGCTTACGGAGGTATCAAATGAGTTTACAAGAAAGATTGAGCTTGCTCGTAAGCTTCCTGGCGAAATTCTTGAGACGGCTACACTGCCAGTTGCTGGCCTAACAGTTGAGAATGGAATTCCGCTTATAAATGGATTGCCAGTCACAAACTTATCCGAGGGAGAAAAGCTTGAGCTCTGTGTAGATGTGGCACTATCTAAACCAAACAGCCTGCAGGTTATCCTCATAGATGGCGTCGAAAGACTGTCTGATTCGAACCGTGAAAGGTTATACGCAAAGTGCAAAGAGAAGGGCTTGCAGTTTATTGCAACAAGAACAACCAACTCGGATGAACTCGAGATTAATTATTTGTAAGGAGGCAGTTAAATGCTAACAAGAGAAAACTATTTTGACAAAGAAAACGAGCTGAAATACTTCGGCTCGTCTCAGTTTAAATCATTCATGAAGTGCGAAGCTTCAACTATGGCAAGAATTAGTGGAGAAACAGAAGAAGAAACAAGCACTGCGCTATTGGTTGGATCATATGTTGACGCACACTTTGAGGGAACTTTAGATCTTTTCATGGCGCAGCACCCGGAAATCCTTAAACGAGACGGAAGTCTAAAGGCTGAGTATACTCAAGCGAATGAGATTATAAACAGACTCGAGCGAGATGAAATGTTTATGAAATACATGAGCGGTGAAAAGCAAGTAATTATGACTGCCGAGTTGTTTGGGCACGAGTTTAAAATCCGAATCGATAGCTACCACGAAGGGAAGGCAATCGTAGATCTAAAGGTAATGCGTGATTTTGAGCCGGTATATGTCGAGGAACTTGGACGAGTTAGTTTCGTAGAGGCGTGGGGGTACGACATTCAGGGCGCCATTTACCAGGCAGTAGTTGAGGCAAGTACAGGCAAGAGGCTGCCATTTATCATTGCTGGTGCGACAAAGCAGAAGGATGGAGCTGATTTAGGATTGTTCCAGGTTCCACAGTACAAGCTAGATGCTGCATTAAAGATCGTTGAACATTATGTCGACCATTTTGCTGATATAAAAAGCGGACTAATCGAGCCGAAAAGGTGCGAAAAATGTGCTTACTGTAGGCAGACAAAAAAGCTAAGCAGAATTGAAGTTTTGGAGGAGCTGGCAAATGAATAGTATTAACATCTTCGGTAGATTAGTGAGAGACCCTGAATTAAAGACATATACAAATGCAAAAGGTGAGACTAGTTCTTTATGTAACTTTTCGGTAGCAGTTAATCGTAAATTTGGAGAAGAAACCGATTTCTTTAACTGTACCGTGTTTGGCAAGCGAGCTGAGGTGATTAACAAGTTTTTTGCGAAAGGCAGCAGGATTGCCGTCCATGGTTCGATGCAGTGTAGCAAATCGGAAAACAAATATTTCTGGAATCTGATGGTTGATGATTTCACTTTCGTTGATACCAAAAACGAGGCAAAGGCACCAGCTGAGTCACCAAAGGATACATTCGAGGCAATCGATGACGATGTGCCATTCTAGGCGGTGCATCATGATTATACAGATTGATACGAGAGAAAAAGACAGAGCGATTAAAAAGATAATAGCAGAGTTTGACCGACAGGGAATTAAATACATCTCAAGCAAGATGTTTGTTGGTGACTATTGCGATCTATCTAATCCGCTCGTCATTATTGACAGAAAACAGAACATAGCTGAGCTTGCTCAGAACGCAACATCTCAGCATGACCGATTCAAGCGAGAGTTGCTGAGGCTCGATGAAATCGGTGGAAAGATGTACATCCTTGTCGAGCAAGACAAAATTGATGGAGTAAAAATACAATCGCTCGATGATGTGATGATGTGGAAACCAAGGTTCGGTAAGATTATAGGCTTGCAAATCTATAGAATCCTATCAGCCTGGCAGCACAAACACAGTATAGAGTATGTATTTTGCAACAAGGCAAACACCGGCAAGGAAATCATTAGATTATTGGAGGACTCGAAATGAATGGAGTTGCAGAGAAAATAATAAACGCACTGACCATTGAGGATGTCCTCAGAATGTATGGATACGGAACAAGCCCAAAGGGTAGGATTCCGTGTCCTATTCACAAAGGTAAGCACAATAACTTTTGCTATACGGAAAAGGTATATCATTGCTGGAGTTGTGGAGCAAAAGGGGACTTGATTACGCTCGCCATGGAGTTGAACGGAATTACATTTTCTCAAGCGATTGCGAAGCTAAACTATGATTTTTCGCTCGGGATAGTAAATAAAAAGCCAAGTATAAGAGAGAGGCAGGAAATTGCGTTAAATAACAAAATCTCGAAAGTAGCCGAGGCTCTAAAATCCGATTTAAGCGATTATTATTCAAAAGTGACAGATATACATAGGGGACTATTTAAAGTTCGATACAGTTCAGATTTCGAAGCAGATGAAGCGAAGCTAATTGACTATTACATATCTAGTTCTGAACAATGGCTAGATGACAATATTGAGGGGGTGATGTATCCATGGGTGCCATAGATTTTACAAAAGAAGACTATTTGACCTCAGTTGTACCTTTTGAATACATCGAGCAAAGCGATAACGCTCTGGAAAAAGAGCAGAGGAAAGCACTTGTTACAGAGCACGCTAAGTCTGTGGGGATTAAAAACTTTACAACACTTTATAAAGCTTATTTGAAGATGCTTAAACAGATGGCAAGTAATGATTTGATATGCAACGCAACAAACTTTACAGGCCAGGAATTTGAGCTTGAAGTCGGTACATGGACAGCTGACGATGGCGGCATCTCAAGAGTAGGATATGGTGGAATGGAAGAAATTGCATGCCCTCACCCTATAATGCCAGTGCTAAGGCTTGACAATGTAGACACTGGGCTTGAAAAGATTAAGCTTGCATATCGTAGGGGCGCAGTTTGGAAAGACATTATTGTCGACCGCAAGCAGATTGCGTCAAATAGTTCAATTGTTGGACTTGCAGACTATGGAATCGCAGTCACCTCGGAGAACTCTAGAGCACTTGTTAAGTATTTACATGACGCAGAGAATCTAAACTTTGATGTAATACCAAGCAAGAAATCCGTAAGCCGTCTCGGATGGGTTGGAGACGATGGATTTTCACCTTATGTTGATGGACTAGTGTTTGATGGAGAAGAAGCATTTAAATCGTTTTTTAACAGCGTGAAGCAAAAAGGCAGCAGTAAAAAATGGATGGATCTAGCGAGAAAAATCCGAAGCGGAGATAATCCGGCACCCAAGATTTTATTAGTTGCTGCATTCGCTTCTGTGTTGGTCGAACCGTGTTCGTGCTTGCCGTTTTTCGTCCATGTTTGTGGAGGAACAGAAACTGGTAAAACAGTTGGATTAATGCTCGCTGCGTCGGTATGGGCAAATCCCGAGATGGGAAAGTACATCCATACATTTAATTCGACTGCAGTTGCGCAAGAACTATCAGCAGGATTCGTAAACTCGCTTCCATTAATCTTAGACGAGTTGCAAATCATAAAAGATCGCAAAGACTTTGACCAGCTTATTTATCAACTGTCTGAAGGTGTAGGAAAGGCAAGAGGACAAAAGACCGGAGGTCTGCAGCGAAATGGTACATGGGCGAACTGCATTATTACCTCCGGAGAGCAACCAATCACTTCGAACACATCCGGGGGTGGTGCGGTCAATAGAATTATTGAAATTAGCTGCGAGGATACAAAGTTATTTGATGATCCTGGACGTATAGTAAAGGTTGTTAAATCGAACTATGGACATGCAGGGAAGGAGTTCGTAAGAATCATTTCAGACGACTCTGTCATGCAAGAAGCAATCAATTTGCAACAGTTGTTTTTCAAGGAATTAAATCAGAAATC